GGGCGCTTGCTATGAGCGACCCGCAAGTCATAGATGCACCATATAAAGTGCATGACATCCCCGACCACGCCGAAGCTTTCGCCAAGGTGCTGGTGACTGCAGCGCGCCGGATACGTGAAGGTCAATCCGTGCGGGATGTGGTGGCGGGGATGTGTCTGGTGGAAGTGGTGACGGCGGTTAGCGGGCGGATTTAGTGGTCCGCATCGGTTACAGTCGTCATGTCAGAACCTCGCTTCGTTATCTGTAGGGCCGTCCTGCCGCTGTCCGCACTTCCGGCAGATGAACTCTGCAGCTTGCTCCACCTGCGCGCGAAGGCTGCGGATTTCGGCGGCTGCTTCGGCAAGGATCACACACAGCGGACAGCCACACTGGTCCTCGCTACGCCGGTTGCACATCTGACGATCAATGCGCTCCACCAGATCATCCATTGTCCGTCTCCTGTAGTGCTGCGCGGACTCTGCGCTCCACAACATCCATGTTCATGTTGGCCCCACGCAAAGCACAGTCTGCGAGTTCCAAAGCCTCACGCAGCACCGCAACCTTAGCCTCTGCTGCTGTGGCGCGGGCTTTCCAATCGAGGCAATCGGTTTCCATGACCTCTAGGCGCGATGTATATTCTACCCATACCGGCACAGCATCGGCCTCGATGCGGCGCGCTAGGGCGAGGAGAAGGCGAGCGCGGGTGTCGTCAGGAATGACAGATATAGCCCAAAGCATGTGGTCTACATCATCCACCCCCGCTTCTTCACACGCCTTGCGGATTGATTGTTCTGTGGGGGTGGTCATGGGCGCGAAACCTTTTTGCGGGCCTGTATGAAAGTCGGTGGATTATTTTGAGCGGACACACCTGCTCCATTGCATCCCACGCACTGCCAATACTCAAGCCCGCGTGAAAATGTGGCGATGTTTCCGCTTCCTCTGCAAACAGGGCATATGTGTTTCATCACACCCTCCCCGTAATCGCGGCGATGACTGCGGTGGCGAGTGGGACGTACATCTTCCACAGTTGCTTGCTTTCCGGCAGATGCAATTCTGCCATCGCTCGCGCCACCTTCTCCACCGCATCCGGCCCGATCAGGACGAGCTGCTCGGCGCGGTAAAGAGCAATCAGGGCATCGCCGAGCTTGGTGTGCGCGAGTTCAGCTTCCCACAGATCATATGTTTGCGTAGCCGCCCGATCCAGCGCGGCAAGTTGGTCCGGTGTCTCAGTCATGGCGGGTCCTTTCGGCTTAAGGGTGACAAACTCTGGTGAAGCCACTGCGGCGAGAAGCTGTTTACGCATGGCTGTTCTGCTCCTTGAGATAGGCCGCGACTTGCTGGCCGAGTGGGGTGAGGCGGGAACCACTTAAACCTTCAGTTATGCCTTTGCGCTTGAGAGCATGAAGCACTGGGGGAAGCCCCCGCGTAGTGGAGACGCTGTTCATCATCTTAGTTGCCAAGATCGCCCGCCGCTGCGCCTCACTCAGCCCTGCCGCAATCTCTGCAATCTGGTCAGTCGCCATCATCTATCCTTTCAAAACTCGATCTCACCGGGCTGCCAGTCGTACAGGTCGATACCCAGTTCGCGGCGGAGGAAGTCGCGGAGGCGGGCGGGGATCATGGGCGCGGAGCCTTGATCCAATGCTTGCATGAAGTGGGTGACTGACGAATGCGTGGCTTCCCGTGTTTGCTAAAACTTGTGACTGCCAAACTGCAATCCATCCAATAGCCTTCGTTCAGAACGCAATCGGATAGAGGCTCGCCCGGTTCTAGGTCATAATCACAACCGTATTCGGGAAATGCTTTCTGGCTCACGCCCCGCCCCCATCGCTATCGGCCAGGGTGGATTGGATCGGCAGCACGGCAATGCGAAAATCGGGCTTGCCGTCTTTCTCCACCGTGACTTCGTGGCCCACGCCGATCTTGTCCCTGATGGCGACAAGCACATCGCTGGTCACATCGTAACGCGGCTCCTTGAATGTCTTGCCGTCCCTGCTCGGACGACCGGCAAATATGCGGCCAGACAGTACCGCCGTGGCAATACGGATTGGGTTGCTCATGCGCTTTCTCCTTCACGCAAATGCAGGTGAGCGTGAGTGACGCGGCGGATGCGGTTAATCGCCATCAGGCGCGGGGTGAAATCGATCGGCCTAACCGTCATCACCTCAACTTCGGCATCGCGTGCGGTTTTTGCCGCCCAAGCCTCAAGCTCGGCTTGCGTCTTAAACACCGGATCGCTTACCGGCTTTGGCGCGTGCTGGTCGTCGTGGGTGGTAGTCATGGTTGTTGCTCCAGCTTGGCAGCGCGCTTGCGGCACCGATCATAGATGCGGCGGTATTCAGCGCGGTTAGTGGTGCGATCGGCTGCAAGCTCTGCAAGCCGGTCGCGTTCTTGATCCTTAAGGTATGTTTTCCAGTTCATTCCGCCATCATAAGCGGCATTCCGCGCATTGCAAGCGGATTATTTATTTGACTAGGTTTTGATCCGCGCGCGTTGATTCCGACTTAGCGGACCATCGCACACCATGCCTAACGCCGTATTCAAACATCAGTTCAATCATCGCCGTGAATTGCGACTTCGACAACGTAGAGGAACGTTGCCCTACGGGAAAAACGCCTGCCCCTTCAAGCTCCGGCAGAAAGCGCAGTTCCTGCCCTAGCGCGTGAAGGAACCGCAGCTTTATGTCATCGGGCGAGAATGTCTCCATACCCGGCACTTGCGCCTGTATGTCCGAGATTAGCGGCCACATCAGTTTGTTCTGGGACTGCGAGCGCGTTTCCTCGCCTATCGCCATGACATAGCCATAGGGTGCCAGATCGATGAGACGCTTGGCCCGGTCCTTGGCTGTTTGGCTTGTCAAGACGATAGTGCGGCGATCAGTCATTTGTTAGCCATTAACAACACAATTCTTGCCATGACGATAATTCGGGTTTTGTTGGCCAAACCGCTTAGGAGACCTCCCCTTTCGCGCCATATCTGCCATATTATCTTTGTGCGTTCCCAGAAACAAATGCTGCGGATTGCAGCACAATCTGTTGTCGCAACGATGCAAAACCTGTTTTCCGGCTACGCTAATGCCAAAATGAATGGCATAAGCTATGCGATGGCACAACACTTCGCCTCCGTGTGTTGAAAAACGTCCGTATCCCTTGCGGTCGGCATACCCCTGCCATTCAATACATCCGTTTTCTCGCTTGATAGTATTTTCTTGAAAAGTCATCCAAATGGGCTTTGTGGATCTATTGCCAAGATAACACGCACGAGAACAAAATTTACGATCAGCAAAGTATCTATGGCTTTCCCCCTCTTTTCGCAAAAGAGGTTCTCCGCACTTTACGCATCGACGATCATTTTGCATTGCGAAAGTCCTTTATTTCGCGCGCTTTTGGGCTGGCTTTGCAAAACGCTTCTATCAATTCTTGCAAATTTACGCCATCCCAAAACGTTCTTTCGCCTATGGTATGCTGTTTTTGATGACAATCTCGGCAAAGGCTGACTGCAAGAAAATCATGAGGACGCTGCCCCATGCCAGCGCCGGAACCGAGGCGAACATGCGCCGCCTCAATCCCTGCATCGCTATGGCATACTGAACAGCAATGGCTGCGGACGAACCCAAGGTGAGCTTGGGAACGCCAGCGGGTTTCTGCCTTGGGCTTTTTGGCTTTGCGAGGGGGAAGCATTTCTTAACCTTTCCGCTTTCCATATTGCGCGTAAGGCAAATGTTGGCCTTGCAGCCAAAAGGCATGGCTAAATTCAGCAATTTCCTTTTTCCATTTACCCATTATTTCAGAGTTAAACGGAATGGAAATTTTTCCGCCTTCATGCTCGATCAAAAGTAAGAACATTTCAGGCCGCTTTTTGTTTTGAATGTATTCTGTTTGCACAAACACAGATGCGTCCGTGGCAATAATATATTCTGCGCTTTCATGGACCTTTTCACGGGCGAACCAATCGCGAATTACGCGGGCTTGCTTTACAGGTGTCATTAGTCAAACCCCCTCTGAAGCTGAAGAATGCGCGCGCGGGTATCCTTGATTTGAGCCTTCATTTCGGCTTCGGTTTTGAGAAAAAGTGTTTCAAGTTCATCAATCTGTTGGCGAAGCGTCACAAGTTCGCTGGGTGCCTTAAGCTTGCCAAAGCCATCGACGCGATACTTTTTGACTGCATCAACTGAAATGCCAGTTTCAGCGGCAACTTTCTTGTCAGAATATGCGTTTTTGTACATCCCTTCAACCGGATCAAAATGGTCCTCAAGCAGCGCAAAGACTTTGCGCATGGCGACAACAGTGACGGGGGTAATGCTTGGGGTAGACATATCATTCTCCTATGGTTTGGCAGACAACCGGCCTGCCAGCGGTGTTGGGCCTAGAATGGGATCGAGTCCCCGTCATCATCCTGCGCCCGCTGCCGTGCCTGCTGGCGGTCGCCCGCTGCGGACTTGCCACGCGGATTGTCATTCTCGCGCGGCTCGAACAGATTGGCCACGCAGCGCCCTTCGGCATCAGGTATCGGGAGCGCATCAAACACAAGCTGCGTTCCCTTGTCGCTATCCCATGCGGTGCCGATCTTGACCCAGTAGGTTCCCCCATCGGACTTCTTGCGTGGTGTGCAAATATCGCGGCGGCTTGCCATGTTCTTTCCTTTCAGGCTGTCATGTAGTTTGCGGTAGCCTGCGCGCATTCACGCTGGCGGCGGGTGATGAAGTCGGCCAGCGGTTCCCATTCATCCGGGCGCGGCTGGCTTTCAGGCCAATTGGTGCCATCCCAGATATGCGGAAGCTTGGCCTTGATCTCGCGCACAACCTTAAGCGCATCAGGCGTTGCGAGATAGGCGTTAAGCTCGTCTGCATCGCCGCACCCATTGGCTTCATGCACAAACTGCCGGTATGCGGTCTTGAGCGCGCTGTGGGACGCTTCACGCTTGGCAGGCTCTGCATCGCTTTGTGTGCGCTGTGAGGCCTTTACGGCAGCGTTTCCGTCATCATCCTCCGTGGCCAGCCCGAATGCTGTTTGCAGGCCATAGCGGCGGCAATAGGACAATGCGGAACCAAAGCCCTGCGCATCCTTCTTAGTGGCGGGCATAAACGTGGTGCCAGCGGAAAGTGTTACCCCGCTGGTGTGAATGTAGATAGTTTCGATCTGCGCGCCGTCCGCGTTCTCAATAGCGCGCTGGAGATACCACAGGCCATGCTTGCGGATGGGTTCCAGCGCCTCGATCACTGCCGCCAGATCGGCGTACTTTGACTTGAACGCGGGGTGTGCCTTGTTCTTCTTGGCGCTCTCAAGTTCCGGCAGCGCAGCGGCAAGCGCGGAAACGATGGACGGCTGGATGGGTGTTTGTGCGTTCATGTCAGTTGCTCCCCTTGATCGGCAAACGCGGCTCATCATCCCGGCGCGGCTCGTGGAACTTGGAACCATCAGCGCGGCGCAGAGGCCACACGCGGTCAGGGCTTTGGCGATGGGGGATGTGGGTGCAGTGGTGCATGTCAAGCCTCCACATTCACGGCGACAGGCTCGATAAACCCGTTAAGCTTTGCCATGCGTTCAAGGTGGTCAACCAAAGCAAGGCTTTCATCGCCAAGCTGCGTACCACCGCGAGTTCTAGCCCAATGGGCACGAGCCTCATCAAAAGTGAAGTATCGGCAACCGGCAATAATGCGCGGGCCTGCGGGTGTGGGTGCTACAAGAAACGTGTAGCTATCACTACGGGTAGCAGTGATGTTTACGCCGTAGACCCTCGCATTGCCGGAGACCCTCGCATCGCCGTAGACCCACGCATTGCCGTAGACCCTCGCATTGCCGTAGACCAACGCATTGCCGTAGACCAACGCATTGCCGTAGACCAACGCATTGCCGGAGACCAACGCATTGCCGTAGACCCTCGCATTGCCGGAGACCCTCGCATCGCCGTAGACCCACGCATTGCCGTAGACCCTCGCATTGCCGTAGACCAACGCATTGCCGTAGACCCTCGCATCGCCGTAGACCAACGCATTGCCGTAGACCCTCGCATCGCCGTAGACCAACGCATTGCCGTAGACCCACGCATTGCCGTAGACCCTCGCATTGCCGGAGACCCTCGCATTGCCGTAGACCAACGCATTGCCGTAGACCCACGCATTGCCGGAGACCCTCGCATTGCCGGAGACCCTCGCATTGCCGTAGACCAACGCATTGCCGTAGACCCACGCATTGCCGGAGACCTGCAAATTCTTTTCGCTGCTGATCCAGCCACCAATCGTTCCGGCAACGATCCCCATCGCGGCGATGTCAGCTACGGCGCGGATGCGGTATAGTGTGATGCCAAGCCAGTCTTTAGTTTCGCCGGTTGTTTCGTACTTGGCGTTACGGATGTAAGGAATATCGTTCATGTCAGTCTCCCAGACAGGCAAGGAAGGGCAGGAGCGCGGCGGCTGCGAAGATCACGAGGCCAGTGCGCCAATCGGCTGCAAGGTCGCGGAGGGTGGTGCGGGGCATCACTGGCCGGTTGCCTTGGCGATGGCGGCGCGGGCGGCGGCAACGCGCGGGCCGACGCAATCCCATTCAGGATTGCCGCTAGCGTTGCTTTCCGCGCGGCCAAGAATGTCCATTGCGCCTACCAACGCGTCCAGCAATTCAGGGCTGGCGGCAATCAGGCGGGAATTGGCAATACCCCGCTTGCTGCGGCTGTCCCACATGGTGCAGACGGCTTCCTCAAAGTTCTTGCCGCCCCCAATTTGGACGCCGCCAAACTCAACAGGCTTCCAAGGCCCCGGTGTGTGCTGCGTGGTCATCAGAACGCCTCCTCGCTGTGCTGGCGGGCGAAGCTGGGACCGACCGGCACGTACAGCGGCGAAGGCTCTGTCACGCCCAGCGCATCGGCAGCGCGCTCAAGGTACTTGATGATGTCGTCCAGATCGCCCGAAACGGCTGCAGCCAGCGCCCATGCAACATGCGAGCGGGCCTTTCCGATGATCGCGGCGCGGTCCTGGTCGGCGGCGGCATGTTCGGCCATGCGCGCGGCTGTTGCGGTGCGGCTCATGCGTCGTACTCCTCTGTATCATCGTCGTCGTCTGGTTCGCTTTCCTTGGCGACACAAGCGGCTTCAAAAGCCTCCAACCTAGCTTCGCGCGCGGCGTCATCAGCGGCGCGTTGTTCAGGGGTCTTAGCCCGCCAGATTGCGGCCTCCCGTTCAAGGTCCACAATGCCATCCTTGATTGCGTCAACTTGCGCCATTGAGAAAATGTCGCCAGCATCCGCCATTTTTTGAGCGTCTGCCATGCTCTCGCGCAGAGAGGCAATCATGCTATCGTAATGGTCGCTCATGCTGCAATCTCCATGCTTGCAATGCCGTCGCGGAGGTACTGCACGGCTTCGGCAACCAGTTCATCGCCATCGTAAGCAGATGCCCATGCCAGCAGGCGGCGCAGGGCTTCTGGTGCGTGTTCGGCCTCAATGCGGTCTGCCCAATCGCGGAACAGGTCCGGGGTCGCCTCGCACTGATCGTCGGCAATCGCGTTGTGAGCGCCTTCGTTCATCCAATCCGCGTCGAAGTCGGTCTGGGTGTCAAACTCGATACCGTCGAACGTGTAGTGGACAATTACATCAGCAATCGTGCGCTCGATGCGCGGGTGGCAGAAGTCCATCTCGGTGGTAAACGTCTGGGTGAATGGGTCGGGGGTAGTCATGTCGGCATCTCCTGTTGTGTTGCCACCCTTCTAAGCGCGACAATGTGCAATGCCAAGCGAAAAAATGCATTGACGCAAAAAAACTGCGACGGTATGCAATGGGGCATGGAAAACACACTCACACCACAGCAGGTAGAGGCGGCGGCGGTTAAAGCGCGGTTGCCTCTTTCCACATTCATTCGCAACGCTGGCGTCTCGCCATCGGCGTTCTACCGCTGGCGCAATGAAGAACACGCGCTGCGCCCGCTAACGCTGGCCAAGCTCGCTGATGCAGTGGAGGCTGTATGACCGCCCTTATCATGATCGGCGCAACGCTCGCTTACTTCGCCGTTACGATCCCGCTGGCAATGTGGATCGGGCGCTGCATTAATCGGGCTGGCAAGTGAGCAAGCTGCGCGTCCTTGATCTGTTTAGCGGGCAAGGTGGTTTTAGCCTTGGCCTTGAGCGCACAGGTGGTTTTGAGACAAGCGCCTTTTGTGAAATAGAGCCATACGCTCAAAAGGTTTTGGCCAAGCATTGGCCGGGAGTGCCGTGTTATGACGACGTTACCACGCTTAAACTTATCGGACCCGTGGAAGTGGTTACGGCAGGTTTCCCATGCCAAGACATTTCCATCGCAAATCAAAACGCCGCCGGACTTGCCGGGGAGCGAAGCGGATTGTTCTGGCATATTTTACGAACCGTTTGCATGGTGGGACGCCCATACATTGTGCTGGAGAACGTGGCAGAGTTGCTTAATCGAGGGATGGGCGCGGTTCTCGGGGCGCTTTCCTCGCTCGGGTATGACACGCAGTGGCATTGCATTCCGGCGTCAAGCGTTGGTGCCAGCCAAGAACGAGACCGCATCTGGATTGTTGCTAACCCTTCCGAAAAGCGAGCCGCGCGATTGCTCACAAGCAAAGATATTGGCGAGGCTCGACAAAGGCGGGAGAGTGGCCAGGCGCATTTGCTCGACATCGCCGCAGACCCGTTCAATGACGGAGATTGTCACCCTAAACCCTTGCTTCGCGGAATGGCTTGCAGGGTTCCCAACAGGATGGACAGAGTTGGATTGTGCGGAAACACGGTAGACCCTGCCATCCCTGAACTGATCGGCAATGCCATCTTGTCCGCATTCCACGAACAAGGGACGGCTTAGATGATTGACGACCAATCAGAACCCGGCGCGTGGCTGGAAGCTCTCCGCTTCCCGCACTCCATCCGTGTTCTAGAAGATACCCGCGCGCCTACACCCACTCCCCTTCGCGCGGAACCTGCCGGGGCGGCTGATATGGTCGCTCCGGATTTTTCGGAATAACTCTAGCTTCCAATAGGAGAATTGGAATGAACGAAACACCAAACGATGTTTGGGCATATATCGCTGCGCTTGCGGATATGCCACTAGCGGCTCGCGTTGAAGCCATCAATCAGTTGCGAGAGGCTATCCACGAAGTTAGCCCATTCCGCAGTGAGCCGGTCGATTTTGTGCGTTGGGTTCCAAACACGCTTGTTCACTCAAACGACTATAACCCTAACAGCGTTGCGCCGCCAGAAATGGAATTGCTGCGCTTGTCTATTGACGCCGATGGCTACACGCAGCCTATCGTTTCGATGGCCGATCCTGATGATACCTTTGAGGTTATCGACGGCTTTCACCGGCATCGCGTCGGCAAGGAATGCGCAGACATTCAAAGCCGGGTGCACGGCTACCTTCCGCTTGTTCAAATCCGCGAAAGCCAATCGGATAAGACAGACCGTATGGCTTCCACGATCCGGCACAACCGCGCACGTGGCAAGCACAAGGTTGAGGCAATGTCTGACATTGTAATTGAGCTTAAGAAGCGGAATTGGTCAGACGAAAAGATTGCCACCAATCTTGGCATGGAGCCGGATGAGGTGCTGCGCCTTTGCCAGATTAGCGGGCTTGCAGAACTTTTTGCAGACGACGATTTTTCCCAATCATGGGATGTAGACGACTTTGATCTTGTGGTTGAGGAAGTGTGATGCAGCGCGTTTATTACACATGGGAAAAGTGGGAATGCTACCCAGCCGGGTTCTACAACCCCAAACCGCCGCGCAAGGATTGGTCTATTGAGGACTGCAAGCGCATGTATGCCGATTTTTTGCGCAATGATATACGTTTTAGAAGTGCAGCCGAACGCGTCATTACCGAATGGCGCATGAGTTCGGAGCACTACCTAACCAACGAGCGAATGAACCGCATCGCATGGATGGGGCAAGCTTCAATGTGCATTGAAACTGGCGTATCCAAGTTTTTCTGCGGAGGATCCTTCTTGCTGACAGAACTTGAGCAAAAGCGCGCTGATTGGATTGCGCTCGATGCAATTAATGCGTGGATGGGAAACAAAGGCCACGAAGCTATCTCTATGGAAGATGCCTTAGGCCGTACGCAGGCGGACCTTTACTAATGACCGACAGAAAGCATTATCGGGACCAGAATGTCCTAGACGCCGCGCGCGAGCGCATTTCCTACAGCTTTGACAATTTCGAAAAGCTCTACGTCAGCTTCTCAGGCGGCAAGGACAGTAGCGTTATGCTTCACCTTGTCATGGATGAAGCCATAAAGCGCGGGCGCAAGGTTGGCGTGCTGATTATCGACCTTGAGGCTCAATACAAGGCTACCGAAGCCCACTTGCAGGAAATGGTCGATTTATATCGTCCGCACATAGACCTGCATTGGGTTTGCCTGCCTATGTCGCTGCGCAATGCCGTCACAAACTACGAGCCGCGCTGGTTATGCTGGGACCCGGACAAACAAGACATTTGGGTGCGCCAGCCTGCCAAAGAGGCCATCACGTCGCCGCTGTTTTACCCCTTCTTTCAGCCTGGCATGGAATTTGAAGAATTTGTCGTGTTGTTTGGCGAATGGTACGGCGAAGGTAAGCCGTGCGCAGGCTTTGTCGGCATCCGCGCCGATGAAAGCCTAAACCGCTTCCGCACTATCGCCGTCTTTGACAAGCGGATACACGGCGGCAAGCGGTACACAACTTACGTGATCGGCGAGACGTACAACGTCTACCCAATATACGATTGGCGGACGCAGGACATTTGGCGCTACCATGCCAAGTTTCCTGATAAGCCGCACAATCACGTTTATGACCTAATGCAGCAAGCCGGTGTGCCGCTTAGTCAGCAGCGCCTTTGCCAGCCTTATGGTGACGATCAGCGCAAGGGGCTTTGGCTTTACCATGTGCTTGAGCCTGAAACGTGGTTTAAGCTGATTGCCCGCGTCAACGGCGCAAACTCCGGTGCTATTTATGTGCAGGAAATGGGCAACATCATGGGGTATAACAAAATTGCCCGGCCTGATGGGCATACATGGAAATCATTTTGCAACCTCTTGCTTATGTCGCTGCCAAAGCCGACGCGCGATCATTACATAGCTCGTTTCCGTAGCTGGCTTAAAGGCTGGTACGGAAGGGGTTATACCGTCATTCCCGATGAAGCCCCTAAGCTTCTGGAAGATCAGCATTGGGCACCGTCATATCGCCGCTTGTGCAAGGTTCTTTTGCGCAATGACTGGTGGTGCAAGGGGCTTGGTTTAACGCAGCCAAAGTCCGAAGCTTATGGACGCTGGCTTGACATCAAGAAAGCCAAAAAAGCCGAACTTGGAAAGGATTTGGCAGCATGAGGGCAACAGCGATGAACTTTAAAAACCATCCCCTTGGGATGCCGCAGACCTATGCCGAAAAGCTGGTGCAGCGTCATTCCGATCTGGGCTTTATCATGGCTCAGCTTAACCGCGAGTACGGCCAGCATGGGCTTACGCGGGACGACATCGCCAAGCTGCGCAAGCCGAAGCCGGAACCGTTTGAAGCCAAGATGACGGCGCATGTGACGGACAAATACATCCGGCAAACCGACTTTGAGACGTTCAAGGCTACGGTTAGGGCTGATGCAAAGCTGCTTGAAAAGCTGAACGAGGCGCGGGGGATTGTGTCAAAGCCCGTGCCGGAAGATCCGAAGCCCGTTCGTCAGTACGTTCCGCCATCGCCTGATTACATCCCCTCTGGCCATCGCGAGATTGTCGCGGCCATTGCTGCCGACATGGACGTATCGCTAGCGGATGTGATCGGCCTCAAGCGGTCGAAGCCTATCATGCAGGCGCGGCTCGTGGCCTACAAGGTTCTTTCCTCGCGCGGAACAAACAGCCTTGCGCAAGTGGGCCGGTGGATCGGTGGCAGGGATCACAGCACCGTCATCAATGGCTTACGCAAGTTTGAAAAGGACGCAACGCCATGGATGCGCGAGATCGTTAAGCGCTGGTCGGAGTTGAACGCATGATGCCCCGAGAAGAACCGTTGCGCGATCTGGTGGCGAACGCCTACGTTTTGGCGGAGAGCCTCGACAATGACCTCAGGCCGCAAGCCGCTGCGCTGGTGAGGGAACTAATCGCCCGCGTGGTTCCGACGAAGATCATCCGTAGTGGCGGATCGAACCCGCGAAAAATCGTCATGGATCAACCTATCGTGCAGGTTAAGGCCGGTATCTGGTGCGAGCAATGCGACCGCCGTGTTGACCGGGCTTGTGCCAGCAAGTTTTGCAAGGTGCCATCATGAGCAGCGAAAAAGCATCCCTTCCATGGGGTAACATGGTCCGCAAGCCCGTTATCGACCATGACAGCCTTGTGCATGTGAGCCGCGATCCCTGCCCCAAGTGCGGCATTCGTGGCGACATTGGCTGCAAGCATTCGGTGCGCAAGTGATCATCCTACCATGGCCTGATAAGCGCCTAAACCCCAATGCCCGGACACACTGGGCAGTGCTGGCCAAGGTCAAGAAACAAGCTCGGGCAGATGCTCACACGCTAACGACCGTGGCGCTCTCTTTAAAGGCCAAGAAGGCCATTGCAGCAGGCGATGGGCGCATCCCTATCGTGGTGCGGTTCTACCCCCCTGATGCCCGTTTGCGGGACGATGACAACATGGTTGCCTCGTTAAAGGCTGCAAGGGATGGGATAGCCGAAGCGCTAGGGATAGATGACCGGCGTTTTCTGCCAACGTATCAGTTCATGGAACCGGAAAGACCCGGACGTGTGGAGGTGGTGATATGCTTAAACGCTATTTTGCCCGCAAGCGCCTAGAGCGTATCATGCGGCCCGATCCTGAAAGCCGGGTGCGTCGGCTGGCGCAATGGTCGCCGGAACGTCAAGCGCGCTACTGGCGCAATGTAGAGGCAGCTTTGGGCGGGAAGGATTAACCCGCCCGCCCTATCAATCGTGTCTGGAGAACCGATCAATGGAGAAAAATCTAGCACCTAGCGCGGCCAAGGGCAAGTTTCCCTACCCGCATCGCACTTTGCACGAGGTTGCATATGACCGCTGGGCAACCCGCCCGCGCGCAAACAAGCATGTGAAGTTTGCTGATTGGATGGAGGCGTATCATGGCTAACTGTCAGGATTGCGCCAAGGCGCTTAACCCTCGCAACCAGTCCGGGCGCTGCCATCCCTGCCGGATGAGCGTGCTATCATCCACGCGCGATCGGGGGCTTGATTGGCTTCCCGATGAGTGGCGGGATGATTACCACAAGTGGATACGCGATAAGCGGATGACAGCGAGCGAGGTTAAGCGCATTATCCTCGACCACGTTGCTATCAGGGGGAAAGCATGACGCCGACCGATCCGCGCCTGACAATCATCGCCGCAGAAGCTAAGGTTCGCCCGCCGCATGTGTTTCATGTGTTCCATGCGCTTCGAGAGGCAGGAAAGGGCTTTCACCCGCAAGCGTTTGCTTTGTTCGCCCAGCTTGAAGAACGCCACATAACGGCCATCGTGGAAGCCTTGGCGGCGCATGACGCATTGCCTGATGGCCGATCTAAGATCACTGCCCGCGCGCATCGCCTGCCGCACGATTGGACGCCGCCAGACGATTGGATTGAGTGGGCCAGCGACACGCGCCGTTGGGAGCCTGTCGCAGCCCGTGAAGAGGCGGAGATATTCGCCAACTACTGGCAATCCAAGGCTGGCAAAGACGCCTGTAAACTCGATTGGCGCAAGACTTGGCAGAACTGGGTGCGCAACAGCCGCCGCGCTGATGGCGATTACAGGCCAAACGTGCCCATGGTTGCCAGCCGCGATCATATGGAAAAGACAGCATCTTTGTACGAGCGCATGGGCCGCACGGCGGAAGCTGCCGAGATACGCGCCAAGCTGCAAAGCAACGTGTTGCCGTTTAAATCGGTTGGTTAGATTAATCAGCGCTAATTGACAAAAATTTCCGATTAATCGCCAATCTTGACTTTAACGCGCGCATCGCACACAAAGTTTGGGCCGCACAGGAGGGTGATCCTATGCGGCCCGATTGGTTTGCACGGCCCTTATACAGCCTTCAATCGGTCATTGCAAGACGGTTCGAATTGGCGTTGTACCGGCTCACCCCAAAAAGCTGCCTTGAAGCAAACCAGCGCGCCGAGTTAATTCCGGCAAATGGCGAGCTTCACAACGTGTTTGCCCGTTTCACGTAAAAGCGGGCTGTACCTTGGGCGTTTACCCCCGCGCCACCGATGCCTGATGTGGGCTTAGGTATAACTGCACCACGTTTTAATGCCGTTGCTCAATGCGGGCGATGAATGCGACCTCGGCAGGCAATCCAGTAGTCAAGCTGGTACACCATCGGAGGAGACCGGGCTGGCCCCCCGCCGAGAGGTATAGGGCAGGTGCAGTGAAACAAGGATGAAGCATCTAGGCAACCGTCTTGCGTCCCTTGTTGGGAGCACCTACGACGGGGGCCGGGCTATGTCTTAAGGATGCAGGCCAATGTTTGAACCCATACCAGCACCCGGCTTCCAGCTTATCTCCGGCAAGCGCAATCCCCCCGACGATGGCAGCGAGTATCATATCCAACTGCGAAGTGGCTTTGCAGATCGAACCAACCGCTACACTGCCAAGCAGATTGTTTGGCTGCACGATGGATCGGGGGGCGATGTTGTGGCGGTGCAGAAAATTGAGCCGGGTGCAAAATAGCTGTTGCAATCCGCCTATCGCACAGGTAGCCCGCATCCTTCGCATTGCTGATCGGTCGACGGTGCATCGCTGGGCAACTGGCGAACGCAATATCAGCGGCCCCGCCTCAATCATGCTGGAAATGCTAGACCGTGGTGAACTGCCAGCGCGATACCTTGGGGAACCCGTTCCCGCACGGTGTGTGGAGGATTGGACGCGCAACTGGCCCCGCGACACCCTAGCAGACAGTGACGGAGATGATGGCGCATGACATGGACAAAGCAAATTGACCGGACCAAGTTTCCCCGCGACACTTACGTTGCCATCGGATGGTTGAAGCGTGATCGGAAGTGGATTGCAGCGCTTTGCCATGTTGACGCGCCGGATGATGCGCCTTCCCTTGCCACTGGTGAGGGAAACGATCCCATTGAAGCCATGCTCGCCCTAGCGATAGACGCTGGCGCATTGGCTGATACTGGCGAGTGGAAAGCATGACACCTTGCCCACGCCCTCGCAAAATGGTAGGCTGAACGCATGGCGGATAGCATAATCAAGATCGGTGATACCTTCACGATTGAAGGCGTTTATCGCATGGTGCCAAACCCTGACCGGCGGTGGTGGCAGCTTTGGAAGCCGCGCCTTGCCAAAAAGGCAAACGAACTTCAAATGTTTCGAGTGGTGGGATGGCATTAACACCGAAACAAGAGGCTTTTGCATGTGCGTATGTCGAAACCGGCAACGCAAGCGAAGCCTATCGACGCGCCTATGATGCGGAAAACATGAAGCCAGAAACCGTATGGAAGCGGGCTTGCGAGCTACTTGCTTGCGGGAAGGTCGCGGGAAGGGCTTCCGAATTGCAAGCAGCTGCCGCAGAACGCTGCATTGTAACCGTTGCCAGCATCACCCAAGAACTAGAAGAAGCTCGCGCCCTTGCCCTTCAAGAGGCACAAGCGAGCGCGGCTGTTAGCGCTTCGATGGGCAAGGCAAAACTGCATGGCCTGATTGTCGAAAAGCGCGATCATCGTTCAAGTGATGGCAGCATGACGCCAAAGTCCGGGCTTGATGCATCGAAGCTTTCTGCCGAGGCCCTACGCGAGATTTTGAATGCAGCTAACGGCGGCTGACATTCGCGCATGTGAGGTGGAGCTTGCCAAACGCTCCCTTGCAGACTTTGCGCGCATGGCTTGGCCCGTTCTTGAGCCTGCGACACCATTGCGTTGGGGATGGGCGCTAGACGCCATATGCGAGCATCTGGAAGCGGTATCGCGTGGTGACATTCGTCGCCTGCTGATGAACGTCCCGCCGGGTTCGATGAAGTCCCTGCTAACTGGTGTCATCTGGCCTGCATGGGAATGGGGGCCGCTTGACCGGCAAGAAATGCGCTTCCTTGGCACGGCGCACAAACAAGACCTTGCCGTTCGTGATAGCATGAAGTGCCGCCGCTTGATCCAATCGGCATGGTTCCAAGAGCGCTGGCCTATCATGCTCACCAGCGATCAGAACGCAAAGACCAAGTTCGAGAACGACCGCACCGGCTTTCGTGAGGCAATGGCATTCACAAGCATGACCGGCTCTCGCAGCGATAGAGTTATCTTGGACGACCCGCATTCGGTTGACGATGCAAACAGCACCGCCTTGCTGCAATCATCCGTAACGACCTTCAAGGAAGCGTTACCTAGCCGTGTGAACAACGATCAATCCGCCGTCGTTATCGTGATGCAGCGCCTTAATGAGGCAGACGTATCGGCGGTTGCGATTGATCTAGGTTACGATCACTTGTGTATCCCCATGCGCTGGGAAAAGGGCCGCTCCAGACACGCGATTGGTGCTGGTGATCCTCGCACGCGTGAAGGCGAACTGATGTTCCCTGAGCGCTTTCCTGAAGAACAAGTGAGCGAGCTTGAGCGCGCAATGGGCAGCTATGCCGTTGCAGGGCAGCTACAACAGCGCCCCGCGCCTCGGGGTGGCGGTATCATCAAGACCGCATGGTTTCGCTACTATCGAGACACTCCCGCGCTGGAATGGCGGCAAATCTACGCTGACACGGCGCAAAAGACTGGCGAGGAAAACGATTACAGCGTGTTCCAGTGTTGGGGCCGCTCGACAACGGGGCAGGCTGTCTTACTCGACCAGATACGCGGCAAATGGGAGGCGCCCGATCTACTAGCGCAAGCTCGTGCATTCTGGCTTAGGCATAGCGCGGAACAAGGCCCGCCATTGCGCGGCATGAAGGTTGAGGACAAGGTTAGCGGTACCGGGCTTATTCAGACCTTGCGGCGTGAAGGTGTTCCAGTCTTGGCGGTGCAGCGCAATCGGGACAAGGTAAGCCGGGCTTATGATGCGGCTGCGTTTATCGAGAGCGGCAACGTCACACTGCCGGAGTGGACTGATTGGCTAGACGGCTTATTGAGCGAGGCTAGCACGTTCCCAAGCGGCGCGCATGACGACCAGCTTGATCCGATGTTTGACGCGATTGCCGATGTGCAGCGGATGCCTATTCCGATCACGATGGCACAAGCCGCGCCCATGCCGATTGTCACTAAGTGGGGCAGGCGTTGACGGTGATTGCCGCATAGGGTAAGGTTGCAGCGCTCAACGTCGCGATGACAGTGGAGCCAGAGGTTTTAATGGCGCGCAAAACCAAAGCCGAAGTGTATGCAGGTGTGCTGGCACAGGCCCGCGCCGAGTTTGACGCGACCCAGAAGGCTAACCGCGACGTACGCCGCCAGTGCGTAGAGGACCGGCGCTTCTACTCCATTGTCGGGGCGCAGTGGGAAGGCGATCTAGCCGAGCAATTTGAGAACCGCCCGAAGCTTGAGAACAACAAGGTTCATCAGGCTGTCATGCGCGTCATCAACGAGTACCGCAACAACCGTATTAGCGTGGACTTCGTGGCCCGTGACGGCACTGATAGCGCGCTGGCCGATGTGTGCGACGGGCTTTACCGGGCAGACGAACAGGATAGCGCAGCCGAAGAGGCTTACGACAACGCATTTGAGGAAGCGGCAGGCGGTGGCTTTGGCGCATTCCGTTTGCGGGCTGATTACGAAGACGAGTACGACGACGAAAACGAGCGGCAGCGCATCCGCATTGAGCCGATCTATGACGCGGACACCAGCGTTTACTTCGACGTGAACGCCAAGCGCGCGGACAAGGCAGACGCCAAGCATTGTTTCGTGGTCTACTTCATGGCCAGCGAGGCTTACAAGGCAGAGTGGGGCGACGATCCTGCCTCATGGCCGAAAGATATTAATACCGCCTATTTTGACTGGAACACGCCAGATGGCGTCTACATCGCGGAATACTACAAGGTCGAAGAGGTGCGCGAGAACGTTCGCACCTTCGTCGATCCTGATGGCCAGCCGGTCAAGTACACCGACGACGAACTAGACGACATGGGCGAAAAGATCATCGGTGACGATGTGGAGAGCGACCAAACCGCGATTGACGCGGCTCTGGCCGATCTAGCTGGGAAGGGGGTGATCGAGGTTAAGGCGCGCAAGGTCAAGCGCCGTAAGGTCCGCAAGTATATCCTGAACGGCGCACGCATCCTAGAGGATTGCGGCCACATCGCGGGCAAGAACATTCCGATCATTCCGGTGTACGGCAAGCGGTGGTTTGTCGATAACATCGAACGCTGCATGGGCATCGTGCGCTTGGCCAAGGATGCGCAGCGTATCTACAACATGATGATCAGCCTGTTGGCTGACATCGCGGCTATCTCGCCAACCCGCAAGCCCATCTTTGCCAGCGAGCAGATTGCCGGGCTTCAGCAGGAATGGTCCGAAGCGAACATCAAGAACCTGCCATTCCTTCGCGTCAATTCAATCATTGGCCCTGATGGCATGGCGCAGCCTATGGGGCCGGTTGGCTATCTTGAGGCCCCCGACATTCCGCAGGCCCTCGCGGCGCTGATTACGCAATGCGGCGCGGACATGAACGAGATCTTGGGCATGAACCAAGGCGCGGAACAGATGGTTTCGAACATCTCCGGTAAAGCCGTGGAGATGATCCAGCAGCGGCTCGATATGCAGTCGTTCATCTACATGAGCAACTTTGCCAAAAGCATGAGGCGCTGCGGCGAGATTTGGCTGTCAATGGCCAAAGAGATTTACGTCGAGGAAGGCCGCGCGATGAAGAGCGTAGGCGAGCGCGGGGACATTTCCAGCGTAGAGCTTGCCAAGCCGGTGCTTGATGAGAGCGGTAAGGAAGTCCTTAAGAACGACATGAGCGCGGCAGACTTGGACGTTGTGTCCGATGTTGGCCCGTCCTTCACCTCGCGCCGGGATGCGATGGTGCGGGCTCTGTCTGGCCTGTTGCCGATGGCGCAAGACCCGCAGGACGCCAAGGTGCTTACCTCGCTTATCCTCATGAACGTGGAAGGCGAGGGCCTTGGTGATGTGAATAACTACTATCGCCGCCAGCTTGTCCAAATGGGCGTGATCGAACCCAACGAGGAAGAGCGCGCGGAAATGGAAGCGGCTGCGCAGGCGCAAGGCCAGCCCGATCCTAACGCGGTGTACCTCGCAGCAGCGGCTGAGAAGGAACAGGCGCTGGCACAGAAGGCGCAGGCTGACACTGCCAAGTCCATCGCGGATGCAGACAAGACACGGGCCGAGACTGCGGAGATCATGGCAGGGCTTGGCGCGCAACTAGGCGCTTAGGAGGGCGCAAAGCATGGACGAAGAACAAGAGGTAATCGAGCCGACTATTGAAGCCGTAGAGGAACCGCAGCCGGTCGAAGAGGATGGCCCGCTAGTCGTCCAGATCGGTGACGAGGAACCGGACGGCGAGGTATCTGAGGACGAAGTAGCCAAGGCCCCGGCATGGGTGCAGGAACTTCGCAAGCGTGACCGGGAGCGCGAGAAGGAAAAGCGCGAGCTTCAGCGCCGCGTCAAGGAACTTGAGGCCGCAACCACCCCCGCACCTGATGCCCCCAAGCTTGGCGCAAAGCCTACGCTGGAAGGCTGCGACTATGACGAAGGCGCATTCGAGAGCGCGCTTGAGGCATGGTATCAGGATAAGGCCAAGGTTGAAGCATCGCAGCGCGAAGCAGAAGAACGCCAGCGCGCTGAGCAAGATGCATGGCAGGCCAAGGTTGCCAGCTATCAGGAAGCCAAGGCCAAGCTGCCCGTCCCTGATTACGATGATGCCGAAGCTTTCGTTCAAGACACGTTCGATGTGACGCAGCAGGGCCTGCTTATCAAGGTGGCTAAGGACGCGCCGACGCTCGTTTATGCGCTAGGCAAGAACCCGGCAAAGGCGGCTGCGCTGGCAAAGATCAAGGATTACGCCGAGTTCGTGGCGGAAGCTGTACGATTGGAAATGAGCGTGAAAGCAACCCGCAAGCCTGCCGTTTCTCCGGAGCGTTCGGTTAGCGTACCGTCTGGCACTGGCGTTGTCAGCACGGATAACACGCTGGAACGGTTGCGCGAGGATGCGGCTAAGACCGGCGACTTTTCCAAGGTGATGGCTTACAAGCGGAGCCGCGCGGCCTAGTTGCATATAGGGCGGTTGTGTGGTAGCATCCGCCCTATCAGCCCTCGCGCGGCTATAAATGCGCAGTCCATGGGTTTCCGCCTTACCCTGATAGGCGAGTTCTGAACCGGGCTTAAAGCCTACTCCGTTCTCGCCATATGTGGAGACAACCCATGGCTAACTCATTTTCCAAGCAACAGATTGTTGCGTTTGAGAGTGTCGGTGCGGCATTCGAAAACCAGCTTGTGATGCTCAAGAACGTTGCCACCTTCGGCACCGATGGCGTTTCGATGGAGCGCGCCAACGATACGATCTGGCGTCCCATGACCTACATCGTCACCTCGCAGGAACGCGTTGTTGGCACTCCGATTGGCCAGCAGTCGGCCAACCAGCTTACCGTGCCTTCGCGTCTGGGCTTCAACAGGAACGTCAACCTATCTCTCAACGCGCTTGAAATGCGCGATGCGGCGCAGGAAGGCCGACTTGCAACCGCCGCTGGTACGCAGCTTGCAACCGATCTGAATGTCGCCATCCGCGATGTTGCATCAATGCAGGGCACTCTTGTGGTCCCTGTTACCGGCGCGGCTGGCGACTATGATGACATCGCTCTTGCTGATTCCCTGATGAACGAAACCGGCGTTCCGATGGATGAGCGTTACATGGTTTTGGCCTCGCGCGACTATAACGGCCTTGCTGGCAATCTGGCAGGCCGTCAGACCATGACCGGCAAGCCGACTTCGGCTTATGAGCGTTCGTATGTCGGTGAAGTCGCTGGCTTCTCGACGTTCAAGACCGACGCGGGCAAGCGTCTTGCTGCCGCTGGTGGTGGCGGTTCGATCACGATTGCCACGAACGGTGCGCAGGTCCGCTACGTTCCTGTCACCACGGACGCGACTGGCAGCAATGTGGACAACCGTTATCAGCGCGTGACGCTTTCGTCGAACGCCAACGTGCGCGCGGGCGATGCCTTCGAGATTGCTGGCATTGAGAACGTGCATATGGTCACGAAGGAAAGTTCGGGCCGTCTCAAGACGTACCGTATCATTGCGGTTGTCGCAGGTAGCTCGACCGATGTTATTATCTCGCCGCCGATCATTGGTGCAAACTCGGCTCCGACCGATGCAGAGCGCCAGTACAAGAACTGCGAGGTTGTCACTACGTCTGCCACTGCTGCAATCAACTGGCTGAACGACAACGCGGCTGGGATCAATCCGTTCTGGTACAAGGACAGCATTGAACTGCTGCCGGGCCGCTATGCAGTCCCGTCCGGTCAGGGCGCGGAAGTCATGCGCGCAACGCTGGACGGCGGCATTGAACTGGTTATGACCAAGCAATTCAGCGGCTCGACGTTCGTTTCCGATCTTACTTTCGACATCTTTTTCGGTGTCGTGAACAAGAACCCAGAGATGAACGGCATTCTGATGTTTGGCCAGCCGTAAGGGAAGGCGGGGGCTTCGGCTCCCGCCGATTCAAGGAGTTTCATCATGTCCAACATTGTTCCTTTCCTCGCCCCTGCGGTTGTTACCGTTCCGGCTTCGTCGCGTCTGGCTGTTTATTCGGATGGCTACTACACCGTAACGCAGCTTTCGCAGCCTTCGACCAATGGCCCGGTATATTCCACGATCCTGTTTCGTGGCGTTGGTGCCTACACGTCTAGCACCTTTTCGGCGGCGGCAAGCATCAAGATCGAAGGCGGCAGCGACTTCCCGCTGCTTTATTCGGTCGGCACGGGGGCATTCATTCCTGAATTGCCGACGCAGCCCACGCCGGGCGTGTTGAACGCCACCGGCACCCTGACGGCGGCGCTTGTGTTTGGCGGCATTGTCACCTCTACCACGGCGGCTGTCGTAGCTGCCACGCTCGATACCGGCACTATCTTTGACGCGGCGCAGTCGTTCGCGATCAACGATTATGTCGATTGGACTGCGATTAATACCGGCGGCACGAACGCCTTCACCGTGACGGCCTCGACTGGCCATACGGTTGTCGGCGCTGGTGCAGTTGCGGCCAACACTTCGGGCCGTTTCCGCACTCGCAAGACGGCTGCGAACACCTTCGTCACGTACCGCCTGTCGTGATGATCCGGGGCGGCGGTTCTCCTGCCGTCGCCCCACCCTTGCAGGAGATAAGGGAATGCCAATGAAGAAGGGTTACGGACCTAAAACCGTATCAGCCAACATCAAGAAAGAGATGATGGCAAGCAAGCCCCAAAAGCAGGCGGTGGCCATCGCTTTGAGCGTGGCCAAGAAGGCGAAAGGGCGGAAGAAGTGACCTTTCCTGAAATGGTCTATCGCGTACCCGGTGAGCATCGCTTGCACGGCGGCGGTACGTTTAGCTATCTTGGCGTAAACAATGAGGATGAGCTTGACGCGGCTTTGGCTGACGGCTGGCGGCTGACACTTGCCGAAGCTGTGGCAGGCGTGGAAGCTGGTGCTATTATTGCTGATGTTGTTGAAGCCATGGAGGCCATTGACGATGTATCGCCTGCCACCCGCGACGAACTGGAACAGAAAGCGCGCGAACTTGGCATTGGGTTCAACGCGCGCACGACTGACAAGGTGCTTGCGCAGCGCATTGCGGAGCGGGCCTAATGTCCTATACGAGACGCGACTTCATTGATGGTGCGATGGAAGAGATCGGCCTTGCCGCGTACAACTACGACGCGACTGCTGAGGAACTGACCAGCGCCATGCGCCGCCTTGATAGCATGATGGCGGAATGGAACGCGCGCGGCATTCGCATTGGATACCCCATTCCATCCGGACCGGGCACTGGCGAGCTTACAGACGAGACGGCGGCACCGGACAGCGCTTGGGATGCCATTGTTACCGGCCTCGCGCTGCGGATTGCGCCCAGCTTCGGCAAGACGGTCATGCAGGACACGCGGGCTAACTTCGTCCGGGCCTATCAGGCGCTCTTGAACCTTCACGCGCAGCCCTCCGAAGTGCAGCCGCGCAAGATGCCCCTTGGCGGGGGGAACAAGGGCTATTGGATCGGGCGGGTATTCACCACGGGTCCGGTCGATCAGCTTGAAACTGGCGACGATGGGACTTTGGAGTTTTAGGCATGACAACGATCAATCAACTCTCTGCGGTCGATAGCCTTAGCGGCGGCGATGCTGTCCCGGTCTATGCGCAAGCGCAAGGTGACGCCCGGCGCTTTTCGCTTACGACGCTGGTTAGTTACCTTTCGACTGCCTTCACCTCGCTGTCTGTGCCGTCTTACGTCAAGGTTACTACGGTGACGGTTGCGAACCTGCCTAGCGCGGCCACGGCAGGGGCTGGAGCGCGTGCCACGGTATCGGATGCCAACGCCACCACGTTCTATTCTGTCGTAGCTGGCGGCGGCGCTAACACGGTGCCTGTTTTCAGCACGGGTGCAGACTGGAGGATTGGTTAATGAGTGAAAAATTCTCCCCGGCATGGGGTTCGACCACGAGCGTATCTAACGCTACATCGGCAACGGCGGCTGTTGCGCTTCCCAAGAACTGCAACGCGGTGATGCTCACCAATACCAGCGCCACGGCTCGCACACACGTTGCTTTGACGCAGTATTTCAGCGAAGGCGATACAGTGCCAACCGGAACCGCGCCCACGACTTCGGACGGCGTTCCGGTTCTGCCCAACCAGCAGGTGATTGTGTACGTTGGCCCCGGCAATGCGGTTCTGCGCACGATTGCCACGGCAGCGGATGGCAACATCATCATTACGCCGGGTACTTGGCTGTAATGGTTCAAATCCCGATCCTCTCGGGCATCCACTCGGACACTTCACCGGCCTTGCGTACATCGTATCCGGTGAATTTTTTTGCCGTGCCTAAGGATAACGGGGTTTCAACCGGCTTCTTGCGGCCTGCTGATGGCCTTAGCGCATGGGGTAATACGTCTGGTGTGTGCCGTGGCCAGATCGTATGGAAGGGCATTCTGTACGCGGTCAATGGCTCTAGCTTTTGCCGGGTGGATGCGAACGGCAATGAGACGGTGATTGGCGACGTTGGCAGCGACGGCCTGCCGGTTATCTTGGACTATGGCTTTGATGATCTAGCCATTGCGTCGGATGGCAGGCTGTACCTTTACAATCCTACGGACGGGCTGCGGCAGAACGTAGACCCCGACCTTGGCACGGTGAACGATGTACTATGGGTTGACGGGTATTACATGACCACGGACGGCACGTTCCTAGTGGTGACGGAGCTTAACGACCCGCTGGCGGTTAATCCGCTCAAGTATGGTTCATCGGAAGCGGACCCCGATCCGATCATTGCCATCTTGAAGCTGCGCAATGAGGTGGTGGCGCTTAACCGGCACACCATCGAAATGTTCGATAACATCGGCGGCAGCTTGTTTCCGTTCCAGCGCATTGAAGGCGCGCAAGTGGAAAAGGGTTGCATCGGCAAGGACGCTTGCTGCATATACATGGAGGCGGTGGCCTTCATCGGCAGTGGCTTCAACGAGCAGCCTGCGGTGTACGTGGCTGGCAATGCCAACGCGGTCAAGATCAGCACGCATGAGATTGACACGCTGCTTGAAGCCTACACCGAAGCCGAGTTGTCCGAAGCCATCCTAGAGGCGCGTAACGAAGGCTCGCACCAGTTCCTCTACATGCACTTGCCAGACCGCACGCTTGTCTATGACGGCGGTGCATCGCGGGACTTGCAGGCTCCCGTCTGGACGGTGCTGACAAGCTCTCTCGAAGGCTTTGCGCAATACCGCGCGCGGCACTTTTGCTTTGCCTACAATGCATGGCGGTGTGCCGATCCGCAGGCCAATCGCCTTGGGTATCTGCGCCGCGATATTTCCAGCCACTACGGGCAAACGGTGCGTTGGGAGTTCGGCACGCTTATCGTCTACAACGGCGGTTCGGGAGCTTTGTTCAATGCGCTGGAACTGATGGCGCTGACAGGTTCGGTTGCATTGGGTGACGATCCGGCTATCTCGACAAGCTATAGCATCGACGGGCTGTCATGGTCCATTGACCGGACTATCTCGCTGGGCACCATTGGCAACACGACAAAGCGCCTTCTGTGGAGCAAGCAGGGCAGGATGGCCGATAGGCGCATCCAGCGTTTTCAGGGCACCAGTGACGCGCACGCTTCGTTCATGCGCCTAGAGGCAACGCTAGAGCCGTTGGCTTGGTAATGGCGGGCAAGCTAACCCTCACACGCAATCAGCTTGCCGCCTTCCTTGGCGATCATGAGCAAATCAAGCAGTTTGAGCGGCTGATTTTGCTTGTGCAGGAATACCTTAATTCCGGCATGATCGACGGGCTTGACGTTACGGGCGGCAATGCGCTTGCAGGCGTTAATGCGAATGCGGCGGCAATTCAGGCATTGGCTGATGCCTTGGATAGAATGCCGCCCGATGCTGATTTGTCGGGGCTGGAAAGCCGCCTAGGGGCGTTGGAAACTCAGCCGGGGCCGGTTGACCTGGGGGGGGTGTTTGACCGCCTAAGCGCGCTTGAGGCATCCCCTGCCGTGCCAGCGGTGGCTAAGGTCGGTCTAACGGGTGACGCTGCGGACTTGATCGGCAATCTGCCGGTTGCGAGATTGAACAGCGGCACGGGCGCAAGCGGAACAACCTTTTGGCGCGGTGATGGTACGTGGGCCACGCCTAGCGGTGGCGGATCGTATAGCTATACGGTCACAAGCCAATCGGTCAGCTATGCAGAGACAGCCACCAGCGGCGACCAAGTGGTTCTCGTGACCGGCGCGGCGGTAACGGTTACGTTACCCACTGCGGTAGGCAACGCGGCGCGATTTACGTTTAAACTGATGGTGGCCGGAACCATGACGCTGGACGGCGCGGGGGCTGAGACGATTGACGGCGCGGCTACGGCTTCAACGGCGGTGCAATATACGGCCATCACTATCGTTTCAGACAATGCGAACTGGGTAATCGTATGAGCTACATTCCTAGCCCTGTTTCAATTTTGCAAGGCGGCACAGGCTCGACGACTGCGGATGCAGCCCGCACTGCGCTGGGCGTGGATTACGCTTACACTATGACGCAGGCTGATTACACGCTAGCCAACACAGGGGCATTGCAGCGCATTTTTAACGGGTCCGCAACGGGGGCGGTGTCGCTTGCGTCTGGCACTTATATCTTTGAACTGATGATGTTTATTACAGGAATGTCGGGCACCAGCGGCAACGTTTCATTTAGCCCAGTGGGTGCGGGAACCGCTGGCATCGGTGCTGCGGCGCGGTCGCTTTATCAATCTGTAGGTGTTGACAACAATACACCGGGCAACGCCCTTGCCCAGAACGGCGTGAACACGCAAGGAACATTTGGAACCATCACGCCACTTCATATTGCGGCGACGGGCACGGCCCTCGCGTCTCGCATAAATGGCGCATTTGATACTAGTGGAGGGGGAACGCTTATCCCTTCAATCATTCTTACGACGCCCGTATCAACCGCAGTTGTAAAGGCAGGCAGCTACTTTATCATTCGCCGCGTGGCTCCGACTGCCACCGCAACAGTAGGGAGTTGGTCCTAATGCCGGTCTATGTTGACAGCGAGGGGCGTCGCTACTGGTTCGATTCCGCGCCCGATCCCGCATTGACCCGCGCCGATCTGGTACTTGCGCCGCCTGAATTGCAGGACGGTCCGGATGCTTCCGATATTGCCCCACAACCAATCGAGGATTGACCCATGGCAGCTATCAACACTGTTCTTATCCCCGCCAAGATTGCGGAGAACTCGCAAACCACGCAATACACTTCAACCAGCGTGACCACGATTATCGACAAGATTACCGCTACCAACTACTCGGCATCGAATGCGACGATTAGCGTCAACCTTGTTACGTCTGGCGATACGGCGGGCAACCAGAACCTGATTGTCAAGGGTAAAACCTTGCAGCCTTCGGAGACGTATTCGTTCCCCGAGATTGTCGGGCAGACGCTGCTTTCGGGCGGGTTTATCTCCACGATTGCGGGAACGGCTACGGCTATCAACATCCGCGCGTCGGGGCGGACGATTAGCTAAAGGCTTTTGACTAGGGCCGCGTGGCGTGGTATGGTGCCGTTACTGAGTGTTCCGGCCAGCCAGTAGGCCACCTGATAAAGGTGCCGGATGCAGATTAGACCCGCAACGATTGACGACATTCCCGCCATGGCAGCCATGGGTCGGGACTTTGACGTTAGCGCGCGGCAGGATGATCTATTTGAGTACGTGGAAGCGGACTGCATCGCCTCGCTTGAGTGGCTTCTGTCGCTTGACATTTTCCTGTGCTTTGTCGCGGAAGCTGACGGTATCGTCGGCATGGTGGGCGGCATGGTTTCGCCGGTCTACTTCAACCGCGCGCACAAGTCTGGTGAGGAATTGTTCTGGTGGGTTGCGGATGGCGCGCCTGCAATGACGGGCATTCGCTTGCTTAACGCTATCGAGGACGCGGCCAAGGCGCAAGGTTGCTCAACATGGCAGATGAAGTGCATCGACCGGCTGGAAGGGCAGCGCATGGCGAAGCTTTACGAGCGGCGCGGGTATCGGCCCTTTGAGCATACATTCATCAAGAGGTTCAACTAATGGCAGTAGCTTCAGCCCTTATCGGCGCGGCGGCTTCAATCGGCGGGGGGCTTCTGGCTTCCGGTGGTGCGAAGTCGGCAGCGAATGCGCAGGCAGAGGCTAACGCGCAGGCCATTGCGGAACAGCGCCGCCAGTTTGACCGGGTGCAGCAGCTTCTCGCTCCTTACGCACAAGGCGGTACGGGGGCATTCCAGCAGCTTCTCACGCTGGCAGGGGCGGCACCGCAGCAGACCAACTGGCAGGCCTACGCGCAATCCAACCCGGCATTGATGCAGGCGTTTCAGCAGCAGCAGTCCCGACCGGGCATGTTCGGGATGCCAGCGCAGGACTTGGCGACGTTCGCGCAGCAGTGGCAGCAGCGGAACGATCCTCGCGCCGATCTCTCGCAGTTCCAGACCGGCGGCATGGATGCACAGCAGCAGGCTATCAGCCAACTTGAGCAAAGCCCGATGTTTCAGGCTCTCGCACGGCAGGGTGAAGAGGGTATCCTGCAAAACGCGAGCGCAACCGGGGGGCTGCGGGGCGGAAACGTGCAGGGGGCACTAGGCCAGTTCCGTCCCGCATTGCTTAACCAGCAAATTCAGCAGCAGCTTTCCACGCTTGGCGGCATCGCAGGGCTGGGGCAGAATGCAGCGGCAGGCGTCGGTAATGCAGATATTCAGACCGGGCAGTCCATTGGCGCGCTGATGCGGGATACCGGGCAGGCTAGGGGCTATGGCGCGCTAGGTTCGGGCATGGCTCTTGGGCAGGGCGTGGCGAGCCTTGGCAACATCCTTGGCGGGGCTTTGGGTGGCCAATCAAGCTTTAACGGCTCTGGCATCAATTCCAATAGCGCGCTCGGTAGCCTTAGCGGCATTCCCATTGCTCAATTGCCTCCGATGCCCGGTCTTATAACCGGCTATGGCAGTGGAACTTTTGACGCTTCCGGCAGGCAGGTTACGTTCTAATGGCAATCAATCCCCTCCCCTTCCTGCAAGCTATGCCCGATCCGGGGCAGGCGTTCATGGACTCGTTCCAAAAGGCCCGCGCCGCTCGCGTGGCCGAAGATCAGGCTATGCAGCAGCAGGTTGCGCAAGAGCAGCAAAAGATGCAGTTCCAGCAATGGTCGCAGCTTCTTTTGAAAGACCCTTCTCCGCAGAACGTGGCGCAAGGCTTGCTTAAGTTCCCGCAAATGGCGGAAGTAATTAAGCAGGCGTATGAGCCTATGAATGAGCAGCGCAAGGCTCAAGAGGTTGCCTTTTACGGCAAGACCCTTAGCGCGCTCAATCGCGGCGATAAGGATTACGCCAAGCAGTTGGTAAACGAGCGCCTTACAGCAACCAGAAACACGCCGGGACAGGAACAGACCGTTAAGCTGCTAGAGGAAGGCTTGGCGCAGTTTGATAGCAATCCCGAAGCTTTAAAGGCTGGCCTTGCGCTTACGATCCAGCAGCTTGATCCGAAGGCTTACGAAACCGTTTATGCCAACCAAGACATGAAGCTTGACACGGCTCTGATTAAGAACCTTGTCGCTGAAATGGGGCCGGAAGCGGTTGGAACGCCGGAGTTCAAGCAAGCCTTGAAGGATGAGCGCACCAAGGTGACTATCACCGATCCGCGCATTGGTTTCTTTAGTGGCCCTGCCGAAGAGTTCCGCCGTCGCTTTGGTGGTGAGCCTCCTGCAAATGCGCAGCGCGGTGGCCCTGCCAAGCCAAAGAGTAAGGCTGAGTTTGACGCATTGCCGCCGGGAACAACGTTCTACGATCCCAATGGTGTTATCCGCACAAAGCCGGGAGGTGGTAGCGGCAACGCTACCAGCGGGTTTCGCCCCTAAGGGTGTGCCCGGTGAAAAGGTGACTTCGACAATGCGCAGTCCGGAACGAAACAAGGCAGTAGGCGGGGTGGCGAATAGCTATCACTTGTCTGGCCGCGCGCGTGACAGCGTACCCCCGCCGGGTGTGAGCATGGCAGCATACGCCGCGCAACTTCGCCGCCTTAACCCCGGCCTCGATGTGATTAACGAGGGCGATCATATTCACATGGAGCCTAAGGGCTAATGGCACAGACTAAAGATTGGTGGGCAGATAGCCCGGTGGTAGCAGACCCGGCGCAGACCGCGCCTACGTCTGGCGGCGCTATCTATGTTCCGCCCGCGCCTGAAAAGCCTGACCTTCCCTCGCCAGTGCGCGAGCCTGAGCGCTGGCGCGTAATGACGCCAGATGAGATTAAGGCAGCCGGCTTGCAGGAAGGCCAGCGCTATCAGATTAATGGCGCTGGCAAGATTGAGCCGATCACAACCAAAGAATTGAGCGAAGGCGAAAGTAAGGCGGTCAACTTCTATCAGCGTATGCGTTCGGCAGATACGCAACTTAATCGTTTGGGCCTTGATCCTCAGGGGTTTTCAACACTTATTGCGCAGCGCATTTCCCCTACGTTCTCCCGCGCGGCCCTAAGTGATGAGCGCCGTACGCAGCTTGATGCGATGGAGAACTTCATCGCCGCATCGCTACGTCTAGAGTCGGGTGCGGCTATTGGCCCTTCGGAGTTTGAAAAGCAGGCGCGTATCTTTTTCCCGCAACCCGGTGCCGGGCAGAAGGAAATTGACACAAAACGCCAACAACGTGAACTTACAATCCTTGGGTTCAAAGCTCTTGCTGGCGAGCAAGGCGCACGACGCGCAGATGAGAACTTGCGCGCACTTGGCTTTGTTGATGAAAACGGAATGCCGATTGCTCAAGGCGGGGCTGAAACCGGAGCAACGCCAAAGTCTGTAGGCGCTGGCGCGTTTATGACTGAGCAGGATTTGGCGCTACAGGCTGAAGCTCAAGCGGCTTTTGATAGGGGTGCGAGCCTAGAAGAAATAAATGCCCTCGCCGCGCGATATAACCGGCCCGCATTTCAAGGCCTTGAGCAGGCTATTCAAGCGCGTGACAAAGGCACTAAGGGCATCAAGGCTATTGTAGAGCCTTCGGGGTTCAATGAGGCTCCATCGGCCCTTCAGGAGACTGTTTCGGGCTATGGTCTTGGTGCGGCCAATGCGCTGACGGCTGGCAACCTAGATGAACTTGCCCCGATCCTCGGGCTGGACCCACAAAGGATAGAGGCAGCTAAGGCATACCTTCGGGAAAATGCTCCGGTGTCATCCTTTGTTGGCGAAATGACGGGCGGCGCGATGGCATCAATCCCCGCCATTCGTGGGGCTAGCGCTATGCTCGCAGGTTCTCGTCTGGCGGGCGCTGCTCCATTGGTAGGGGAAACTCTTTACGGCGGTGCATTCGGTGCGGGCGAGGCTCCTGAAGGCCAGAAGATGACCGGCGCGGCGATTGGCGCTGGTGGTGCATTGGCGGGTGGGATGCTTGCTAATCGCTTTTTGCCGGGCGGTCCCGGTTCATTTCTGGGCGGTGAAGCGCCCACTCCTGCGCCAAGGTTTGGTGGCCCGCAGGCAACGCCTGAAACCGTCATTGAGGCAGGCCGTCAGTTTGATGTGCCGGTGATGACTTCAGACGTTAGACCGCCTCAAACCTTCATGGGTAAGACGGTGGAGCAGGCTGGCGAACTTGCGCCTTTTGGCACTGCTGGTAGGCGGCGCGGGCAGCAGGAAGCGCGTGTGCAGGCGGTTGAAAAACTGCTTGGCGATGCTGGCGTCACCATTGACCAAAACATCGCAAAAGATGTTGTTGAAAGCCTGACCGAAAAGCGGGCGGCTGACATTGAGAAGTATGCGGGCCTTAAAAACGAGGTGATTGACCGCTACAATACGCTTGGCGATGTCTCCGCACCCAAGGCGCTTGACGCCATTGATGGCCTTCTGGCTAAGCTAAAAGGCGAGAACATGTCGCGCCAGCTTGGCAAGCTCATTAATGACCTTGAGGACACAAAGCGCAGCCTTGAGGGTCCGGGGGGGCTTCGCAAGATCGAAGATAATCGCGCGACCATCTTTGGCCTTAAGGGTGATGAGGCTTTGTCAAATGTCAAAGGCAAGGCTGAAAAGGCATTCGGCGCAGTTTATAACGCGCTCAATGATGACATGGGTGACTTCATTAAAGCCAATGGCGACATGAAGGACTTCAACAAATGGAAGGTGGCTAACACCAAGCTGGCCACAATGGTCGGTGAACTTGAACAGCAGGGTCTGAAGCGCGTACTTGATAAGGGCGACTTTGACCCGGCACAAGTTAGCAAAATGCTTAATAGCAAAAACCCGCAAGAGGCTAGGCTGCTTTTTACCAACCTTGGCAAGAAGGGCCGAGAAAATGCGCGCCTTTTGCTTTTGCAGGATGCTGCTAAAAAGGCATACAACGCGCAGACCGGCGAGATCAATCCGCAAGCTTTTGCTAAGGCCGTTACCGACAAAGACAGCGCGTTTCGCATGTTCTTCGGCGGCGAGGATGCCAAAAAGGTCAAGGGGCTGACAGCCCTTCTAACAGCAACGCGACGTGCGCAAGATGCTAATTTTGTACCAAACACCGGAGCCAAGCTTGTGCCGTACGCTGCGGGCGGGACAGTAGGTCAGCTTGCCACGCTTCTAGGCTTTGACTTTGGGACTGGTGTTGGCCTTGCGGCTGGTTTTGGCGCTGCCCGCAGTCTCTACGAAAGTGCGCCTGTCCGCAATCTTCTGGTAAAGATCGGTCAGACAAGTGGCAACGCGCAGGCAGAGTTGATTAACAGACTAAACCAGACGCTTGCCGCGTCGGCAGGTGCAGTAACCGCTGAAAAGGTTGCAGGCCCTGAACCCATGACATTCGGAGCGCCCACACAATGACCGACATCCTCGATCCGTTCCCCTACTTTCCCGAAGCCGGTACGGGCGGCTACATCTATGTCGGTTCGGCAGGGCTGGACGCGCGCACCAATCCGATCACGGTCTATCGTGACGTAGCGCAAACCCTGCCATGGGCGCAGCCGATCCGCACGGTCAACGGCTATCCTGCTTATCAGGGCGCAAAGGCTGGCATTTATTCCGCTGCCTCCACCGTCTCGATTACGGTGCTGGACGACAACAGCCGCGTTGTGACGAATGGCAACAACGTGGTGATCTCGGCAAGCAGTGCGGACTTTACATTCTTGCAGGCTGGCACGGGGGCGGTTACTCGCACCGCTCAAAACAAGATGCGGGATATTGTCCACGTAAAGGACTTCGGCGCTACCGGTGACGGCACCACAGACGATACGGCTGCGCTTCAGGCGGCGCATAACGCTTCGCTCTATGTGCAGTATGGCGGCCCCAGCGAGAATTACAAAATCACTAGCCCCGTTGCCTTGCGTTCGGGTGCGCGCATCTATGGCAGTGGGGCCAAAGTTTTTCGCGCCGATCAGTTCAATCACTTGTTCACCCTGATCGACATTGATGATGTCGAGATTAGCGGCCTGCGGATGAGCCATAGCTTTGCGGGTGGCTTTGTGGACCGTTCGAACAAGTCGTGCGTCTATGGGCTGAGGTCGTCTAACGTGCGGGTTCACCACTGTGTTTTTGAGGACACTGGTTTGTTCGCCGTATCGTCGGACATCAGCGGTGCGGGTTGGTCCGTCTGCGATAACCGCTTCTACCGGATCGGCGCAACGGCGGTAGACTTGCGCGGATACGTGCCGAATTTCGGCATGGGCTTTCAGGTATGCCGTAACTACATTAATTTTACTGGCGACGACGCCATTGCGGTTGCATTTTTCTCCGCTTCGGGCGTGATTGCAGACAACGTGATTTTTAGCCCCGGCCAATTCGTAACCTATGACAATGTCGGCGGGACGCTGACCCAAGCAGGCGGCGGCGGCATCCGCATCAACGACCGGCAGACCATCTGCAACAATCAGATTTATAACGCTAATATCTTTTTCATCTGCGGTGCCAACTATTCGCTCGACCGGACGGCGCGGCCAAATCAGGCATTGATCTACGGCAATGTTGGCAAGGGCATCAAGCCAACGGTGAACAACACCACGGCGGCGATCCTCGCCAAAAGCGTTGTGAGCTTTTTCATTGGCGCAAATGATTTTGACGTGGTTGGCGACAATGCGCTTACGATTGCCAGCATTGCTGATAACGGCGCGGGCAAGGTGCGGATTACGACGACCACGGCGCACGGGTATTATGCGAACAACGCCATCCGCTTTGAAAGCGGTGCGGGTGTTGGGGCGGTAGGCAATGTGGCGACGCTGGTTTCAACGACTGCGTTTGACCTCACGACAAACTGGGATGCGAGCTATTCAGCCGCAACGCGGTGCCTCAATTCAATCCACGCTATCCGGCTTTACAGCGATAACAAAATTGTCTCGACTGTAGCCGATAACGGTTCGGGCCAAGTGCGCGTGACTACTAGCAGCGCACACGGGTATAGCACTGGCGAAAACATCAGGCTTGCAGACGCGGGCGGGATTACCAACGGTGCAGGGGATTGTACGGTTATCTCTACGACAGAGTTTGATATTACCTCGCTGGCCTATTCAGGCACGTACACCAGTGGCGGGGTGGTCTATCGCACCGATGACGCCTGCAAGTGGGTGAAGCTGCGGGATACGACCTTCCGCAATGTCGAGAACCTGTTTGCCTTCCGAAACGCTGCGGTGCAGATCCTTGACGCCGAAGGGCTGGAAGTGGTCAATTACACTAGGGCGACCGACCCGCTGAACGCGGCACAAATTACCGAGTTCAAATTCAACAACAACACGCTGCGCAATCCGCGCACGATCACCAGCACTGTCACTCTCGACGGCGCGCTGTTTTATGGCGCGTCCGCAACGGCTATGGCCGTGGGCAAAGTCGAGTGCCGCGATAACGAGATTATCACCGGAGCTTTCGGAAGCATCAATACGCCGATTGCCGTTGGTAACGCTACGCTGACCTATGCCGAGTTCCTGAATAACAAGATGGCAGGGGCGACAACACAGTTCGCGGGCATCGGCAATTGCCCGTACCTGCTGCTCGATGGCGATTGGTCTGAACGGCAACACGCTGCGGGTGCAGCGACGATCCTTAGCGGAACCAATTCCATCACAGTCGCTCACGGCCTGCCTCGCAATCCGCGCATTAGCTCGTTTTCGGTGCTAAAGTCCAATGGCGGCGTGGGTGTGGGTGGCGGCGGATTGGAAGTGTGGGCCATCGGTGGAACCAACTTCACGATCAAAACCGATACCAACGTAACGGGCAACCTTTCCGTTGCATGGCGCATCAATCCGATGCCGCGACCGTACATTAACGGGACGACCGGGGCGTAACATATACGTCTTTACACTTAATGGTATTTGACACACTTGCCAGCCAAGGTTAGGTTTAAACAGTTAGGGCTGGCGCAAGGACGAAGGTTGGAACATGTCAACGCCTAGCAGTCACTTCAACACGTTAGGGGATTATGTGGCATCCTTTACCGCGTCTCTAGTGGTTGCGTCCCAATGGAGCCAAGTGTTAACGCCGATTGTGGCGCTCCTCGTGGGCATGGCAACCTTAGTCTGGTGGTGCATCCGATTATGGGACAGGTTTGTTAACGGGGCTGAAAAGCAATGACAGCTTTTGACCACGCCTTAAAGATCATCCTCAAGCATGAAGGTGGTTACGTAAACCATCCGCGTGATCCGGGCGGCGAAACCAACCTAGGCGTTACTAAGCGCGTCTGGCAGACTTGGGTGGGGCGCACTAATGTTGACATGCGCACCCTGACCCCTGCCAAGGTTGCACCGCTCTATAAGGCGCAATATTGGGACAAGGTGAGGGGCGACGACTTCCCGCCCGCCTTGTCGCTGGTGCTGTTTGACTTTGGTGTAAATGCGGGTGTGTCGCGTGCAGCCAAGATGCTGCAACGGATTGTCGGCGCGGTGGCAGATGGCCAGATCGGGCGCGGTACTCGGCAGGCGGTCCAACTTTACGTGACGGCGCACGGCCTTGCCAAACTGGTGGAGGCATACAGCGAGGCAAGGCGGGACTATTACCGCGCGCTATCGACGTTTGACACGTTCGGGCGGGGTTGGTTGCGGCGCGTAAATGAGACGCACGCTGAAGCGATGAAGCTCTTGTGAGGCGCGCGCTGTCCATTGCAACCGATGTTTTCATCGCCTTCGTAATGCTAGAAGGTTTGTTTCTTTTTGTGGAGTGGCTGACATGACCAAAGAAGAACTTGCAGGCGTTGTGCGCGCTATTGCAGCCGCTGGTTTCGGTATCGCCGCTGCTAAGGGATGGCTCCCCGGCATCGACGATGCGACCAAAGAGCTTTTGGTTGCCACCATTTCCACGGTGCTGGTGGCTGTTTGGTCGGTCAAGGCAAAGCGCGCCAAGTGATCGGCTTGCTGCTGACCCGTTGGAAGGTGGGCCTTGGGATCTTTGGCGCTTTGGCAGTGTTCGGCTTGTTCGCTGCCAGTTGGCATTACCGCCACGCCTACCACGATGAGAAGGCGCTGCGGAAGGCTGACAGGGCCGCCTACGTGGCAGCGCAGTCCGAAGCCACCCTTACCGCCCAGCGCGCTCTGGAAGCCACTGAGGCCCGTTATCAGGAGAAAGCCAATGCCGCTGATGAAAAGACCGCTCTTGCGGTTTCTGCCGCTCGTGCTGCTACTGCCGATTATGCTGGCCGGATGCGCGTCAAAGCCCCTTCGTGTGCAAGCAGCGCAGCCGTTGCCGCATCCCAAAGTGACGGTGCCCGCGTTCCTGAAACCGTGCCCGCCGATACCTTCGTGGCTGTCTCCGACGCTGACCTGCAAGCCTGCGGAGTGAACACGGCCACGCTCCTGCAAGCGCGGGAATGGGCTTTGTCTATCACGGAATAACATCAAAGCAGTTTGTCGATCATCAAACGGCATTTTTGATCATCAAATACCCGGATCAACGGCAAGGATTATCCATGTGCCAATTGACCAGACGCTTTTCGAATACGCCACGCCCCGCCAGCGGGAGTTCCTACAGGCAATAGAGCAACACGGCTCGGCAAGGGCAGCCAACATCGCGCTTGGCCTTGCAAACGATAAGGTCGGTTCGTCAATGCGAAGGCTTCAGGCTTTCGCGGCGAAAAAGGGCTATGCGCCGGGGCACTTCGAGAGCGGCACCGCACCGGGCTTTGCAATGGGCAAGGTTACGATCCAGCGGGCAGCGGACGGCACTGTAGAGCGAACTTGGGAAAGGCAGTCACCAACTACCGAAGCTGCGCTGGACGCGCTTAGGGAGGCTGTGGCGGGCATTCTAGAGCCTATCGAGCCGCTGCCGCCTGTTCCCGCTCCACTTGCTGCCAACGACGACCTCTGCAATCTCTACACGTACAGCGATTTCCACCTCGGCATGTTGGCCCAAGAGGAGGAAGGCGGCGCGAACTGGGACATCAAGATTGCAGAGCGGACACTGGTCGGCAGCTTCACCATGATGCTTGCGCAATCCCCGCCCGCGCATACCGGCATCATCAACATTCAAGGCGACATGCTCCACTCGGATGGCCTGTTGCTTGTCACGCCTGCGCACCGCCACGTTCTAGATCAGGACGGGCGCTTTAGCCGTATCGTGGCGGTGGCAATCCGTTCGATCCGCGCGCTAATTGGCATGGCGCTCGAAAAACATCCCGAAGTGCATGTGGTGATATGCGAGGGCAACCACGACGAGGCAAGCTCGGTTTGGCTGCGGCTGATGTTCCAGGCGCTTTACGAGAACGAGCCGCGCGTCACGGTGAACGCTTCGGAACTGCCGTTCTACGTGTTCGAGTGGGGCAAGACAATGCTCGGCTTTCACCACGGCCACAAGGTCAAGAACGAGCAACTCCCGCTCCTGTTCGCCGCGCAATTCCCTGACATTTGGGGCCGCACCCTTCGGCGGGCAGTCCATTGCGGGCACCGGCACCACTGCGACGAGAAAGAGTACAACGGCGTCACGGTGGTCCAGCATCCGACCATTGCCGCGCGCGATGCCTATGCGGCCCGTGGCGGTTGGATTGCGGATCGAGCGGTGCAGAGCATCACGTACAGCAAGCGGTTTGGTCAGGTGGGCCGTGTGTTCGTCACGCCTGAAATGTTGCAGGCGGCTTAGAACAATGTTAGAACAACGCAGGCCGAGCGGGTGCGCTAACACCTACCCGGCCCTAACCAAAACGATGTTGGGACATCGCATGGCTGATAGTCTGACTAAGACCTGTTTCGTTTGTCGGCAAGACCTGCCGCGTTCTGCATTCATTAAATCAACGGGCCGTCCTGATGGGCTTTACCCGTATTGCCGCAAGTGCGATTCCGCCAAACGCCGCGCGCTAAAAGAGGCGGACCCTGAGCGGTCACAGATTTTAGTTGAACGCAAGCGCGCTTACGATGCGGCCTACAACGCTTCTAGAAAGAAGCACAATTGCGAGCGGGTGCTTGCAAAATATCGCGCCGATCCAGAGCGAGTAAAGCAACGGGTCAGAGATTGGCAAAAGGCCAATCCGGAGCGGACGCGCGCCTACAAGGCTAACACCAAAGCGCAGCGCCGTGCAGTTGAACGTTCTGGGCTAACCGGGCGAGAACTCCTTGCATGGAAGCGAACGCAGGCCAAGGTTTGCCATTGGTGCGGAAAGAAATGCGCCAAGCGATTCCACGTTGACCATTATGTGCCGCTTTCCAAGGGCGGTCTGCATGTTATCAAAAACCTCGTGATCGCCTGCATGACTTGCAACTTGGAAAAGCACGCGAAAGACCCGTTTGACTTTGCGCTTGAGAAGGGGCGCTTGCTATGAGCGACCCGCAAGTCATAGATGCACCATATAAAGTGCATGACATCCCCGACCACGCCGAAGCTTTCGCCAAGGTGCTGGTGACTGCAGCGCGCCGGATACGTGAAGGTCAATC